AGTTCACTTTTTGGGAGATGCATCTCAGAGGCCAAACACGGGAGGGGCGAAGACTGAAAAAGTGTTAATAGGTGGTAGTGAACTAGAAGACCTTGATTATTCGACCTATGGGACCCTTTTGGAGACTTTGTCCTCAAATTTTGAAGTTCACCACGATCCCAATGAAGGCGCTAAATTATTAAGAAAACTAAACCCAAAAAATTTACCAAAAATTGACCCTGATAAGCTGTCAGGGGAAAAGTATCCGGCGCGGTTGCGTGACAATTCAATATTCATACCTTGGATTAAAACTTTTGCTAAGTTTCATTTAGTATACATTATGCAGGAGAACCAAGTGCAAGTGACGGATGTGGAGCAACAGTATAAATATGTCTTTAAGCAAGACTTTGAAAAATTTCATCATTTCGATAGTGTAGCATATTTATTATATAGACTGGATCATTTTGTCAAGGTTAAAGAATTTGAAGATGCTATAGAGGGGATGGATGGGTTTGATGATGAGGCGAGAACGAAAGATATAATGTTTACTTTATACTTATTTGATTTTAAATATAAATGTGTGTATAGACCTTCCATGACTGAGGCTGAGGCTGAGGCTGAGGCTGATCCCATGACTAGGGTATCTGAGTTTGGGTGGAGTATAGCCCAGGAATTAGATACTAAACTGAAGGACACATCCTCACCTTCGTTGAGTCAAGTCAAGACTTTTTTAAAAGACAAATATATTGAACCTGTACAAAAATTTTTAAGAAATTTATCCATTTTGTATAAACAACAGACTCCGTTTAAACATCCTTTTGATAAATACTTGGGCTATTTTATCATAATGTATTTTTCTGATAATTTTAATATTGAAGGTAAAAAACGTGATGAAAAACAACAATATGTTCATCCACATAATAATCCTTATTTACAAATATTTCAATTATATCATAATATGGAAAATCCCAAACATGCATATAATGCTTTTATTACACTTTTAGAAGGACTTTATGATAATTTTATAGCATGTGGCGTTTCTTCAAATGATCTAGATAGTTTATTTTGGTGTAAGTATATGTTATATGTAAGAAACGCTAAAAATTTTTATTATCCAGGGTTGTATGGTCCAGTTACAAACAACTATCCCTATTCTAACTGGGACTTAAAAAAACTTAACAATAAAAAATCTGATAATGATGATGAATTAGTAAAATTAAAAAATAATTTATTTAAAATAATACAAGCAGCACATCCTTGTATCGTGGTTCAGAATATGTATATGAGTATTCCTAATAGTGTATATAATGCTGTAGAAGAAAAATTAAGAATGATTGCTAATAATAAGTGTAAAACACAAGCTACTGCTACTGCTGATTGCGGTGGTCCTAGTAATGTTGCTTCGGAGGTAGAAAAAGCAGCAACAGTGTTGATTCAATTATATATGAACAAAGCTAAGCTACTGCTCCTGGCTGAGCAGCCTAGTTTTAAGGCTCAGATTGAGGCGACGTTCACCAATGAAAAAAAATTGCCATATTCGACGTTTCTTGCTTTACTACTAGAACCTTTAGTTCAGAAGCCTGAGTTTCGAGAGCGCATTTGGTCGGATATTACAAAGGCTGATATAACAACGGTGGTTAATAATATGACAACTTTAATTAAAGATGATATTTGTGATTTACTGACATGGGCAATGGAAATAGTTCATAAGCAAAGTGATATAGCTAGTGATCTTCCTACCGTAAAGCATGAGTTTTGCGTTAACATGATGAGCTCTTATTATGGTTCGCAAAAAACAAATCTAGTTGAGGATGAAAAAGGCAATTTATATCTCCCTGATGAGCATGATAGTCTAAAAATAGACATAAGACAATTTCCTAAAATCATCAAAATTGAATTCCCCCAGCTGCTGGACGACGGGCTCACTAAGCTTATTAAAAGTGTGTTTGTTGGATGGCGTAGTTTATCTTTTTGCGAAGAAGTACTTATAGACAACTACGACGGACTCAAAACAATAATTATTTTATGGGTCCAATGGATGAAAAACCCTAAAAAATCCGCCCCAAAGTTTGAGTCTGCTGATATACCTTTTTATATTAGTATTAAAAAAATACCATCTGAACAAAGATATATTATTTCATTTACAAATGCTATATTTGAAACAGTATCTAACTTAGATTCATTACAGAGTGGAAATGATGCATTTAATATGATTGAAGAGGAAATAAAAAAAGAATTAAAACAAAGAGAAATCCCAGTAACTTTTGTAACTTCTAACGTTTTTGTAGTGTTAGGGAAAAATATAAAATCAACAGCAAACAAATTTCCGGGGCAAGTAGAACTTCTAGCTAACTTAGACAGTAATAAATTCTATATACGTGCAAGAACCAGACTTGAAAGTCCAAATGAGGGCGACGATGGCCACTTACACTCTTATTATTACTGGACAATTGCAGGGAATGGAAAAGATTATAAATGTGCAACTTTTAGTGAGTATTGGAAAAAAATGTTAACACATTTTGGAAATTACGAAGGAGACTACGCTTCAACACAGACAGGAGCAGGGAATCTCACTCTCCCAACATATAATGAAGGAATAGAGACAGACATACGTAAAAAAGGAGATTTTTTTGATTATAGTAGTACTTTACTTGAAATTATAAATTATCATAAATTTTCAGGAGATCAACTTCAAAGACTAATTTGTATAGCATATTCTTATTTAAATCATCTTAAAATAAAGACTGCTAAGAATATTAAAATAGATAAAGATGGATTATTGGTAGGGACAATAGGTTCTTTTTGGTTTACACAGGATAAATCTACCACCTTTGGAGCTTTTATAGAAGTTGCGTCATGTTTAAAGAAATACGTCAAGAAATATAATGATAATTCAGATTCAGAAATAAAAAAAAGAATCTACGAGAATCTGAAAACGTATTTAGAATGTTTACCTATAATTATTAAGCCAATTTGTTTCAACCATCCTATTGCAACAGAAGATAAATGTAAGGAAACCCCAATGAAATATTTGTATCCTTTAACGCCTAAGGGGGCGATAAATCATAGTTCAGACCAGGGTAAAGATGTTAAAGATTTTCATACAATATTTGCTGATCAATGGGAAGAAATGATGGTTAAAGCTAAGAAAGGATATATTCAAGCTGATGATAATGATTTTTATTATACAGGTAATTTAGCATTTGATTTTGGTCTATTGGCTGAGGCTGATACTGAGGCTAAAATAATAGACAGATGCACTAACTTTTATCAAAGAGTTTTTTCAGGTAATTTTGAATCTTACTTTAAATAATGTGAATGTAATGATTTAAAAAGATAATTAATACATTTTAAAATTAATTTTTATGTTATGTTTATTATAACAACAATGTCAAGTCATATTAAAGTTGGATATTTTAAATTTTTTTTTTTATATAAAATAATATATATATATATAATGAAAGATTAATATAAGAAATATTTGAATTATAATAATTTATACTTATTTAAAAACATTTTATATATTTATAATAAATGGTTCCTAATTTACCTGATTATAAAATTATAAAGGTTAGTTCAAAATTTCCAATTGGAGCAAATTTAAAAATAACTTATACTACTCCAAAATCCTCTTTTTTTAATTTTTTTTCTAAAGAAGATAATAATCTTCAAAAATATCCTATTGTATCTAAGATTGAAGAAAATTCTGATGCATATAATCAAGGTTTAAGAGTAGGTCATAAAATTATTAAATTAAATAATTATTCCTTAGAAAATAAAGATATAAAAACAGTTTTATCCGATTTTAATTACGAAAAAAAAACTACGGATGTTTTGACATTAACAATATTGTAAAATACATTTTAGTGATTATTTACTATAAGATTTTTAGTTCATTTTTATTTATTAAAAAATATTAAATGTATTAAATAAAAAATATGAAAAAAATGTAAGTACAAAAATATATAAATCAAAATTAGTGTTATAATAAATAATATTTATACTAATTAATATTTATACATATAAATTATATATAATAAAATTGTATATATATATTATGGATAATGTTTTTTTTTCTGGTTTTATAGCCGGAGGTTTTCAAACACTTTTAGGACATCCTTTTGATACCATTAAAACTCGAATACAACTTAAAAATAAAAATGCATTATTTATAACTAAGGAATTATTTAAATATGAGGGTATTTTAAGTTTATATAAAGGAGGTTCATGTCCATTATTAGGTGGTTGTTTATTAAATGCTGTATTATTTTCAACAGAACATAAAGTATTAAATATGTGTCAACAAAATCATATATATTCAGGTTTTATATCAGGAATGTGTAGTAGTATTATTATGTGTCCGGTTGAATTAATAAAATGTAAGTTTCAAAATAATTTATATAATAAAAATAATAATAACATTAACAATAATAATAACATTAACAATAATAATAACATTAACAATAATAATAACATTAACAATAATAATAAACTTACTTTTAATGATTTATACAGATTGTATAAAAAAAAACAGTTTAAATTATATAATGGTTTACATTTAACATTAGTCCGTGATTCAGTAGGTTTTAGTATATATTTTGGTAGTTATAATTATTTTCAGTCTAAAAATAATAACTCTTTAATTAATGGAGGCATTGCAGGTATGTTAAGTTGGATTTATTCATTTCCCTTTGATACAATTAAAACTATTCAACAAACACATGATTTATCATTTAAAAAAGCATATCAAACAATTAAATTTAAACAATTAATTAAAGGTATTCATATTGTTCTTATTAGGTCTTTTATAGTAAATGCTGGTATATTTTATAGTTTTGAACATATTAAAAATATATTATAAATTATGGATGGTATAATAATTATATTATTTACTACATTATCTTTTTCGGGTTTAATGTATATATGTTTACATAATAGTATAAATAGCAATCATAATTTTAATACATTAAGAACCTATGGAAACATTTAGTTTATATAATTATTTTATAAGATTATTTTATAAGATTATTTTATTGTACAATTATTTTATTATATAATTATTTTATTTTATTATATAATTATTTTATTTTATTATATAATTATATGAACATATTTAGAAGACAACGTTACGAACATAATAGCAATAGATTTGATTATATGTTTGATATGAAAACTTATTATAAAGGTAATAAAATTACATTTTTAGGATATATTGTACCAATAGTCGTATGCATATTTATTATATTTTTTATATTATATAGACCATTAACTAAATTTGAAAAAGAAATAACAGTAAAGGATAAATATATAAATACATATACGGATGACAATTATGATACAACTATAATTTATGTAGTTGTAGATAATAATAATAATAAATATCATTTAGTAAATTTAATATCCAAATTAGATTTTAACAAAGAAAAGGATTTTAATAGTGTTGAAATAGATAAAACTTATAAAATTAATGGATATGGTTTAAATTTTTTATTTTTAAATCAAAATATAACCTCACTTAAACCAGTATAATATATTTACAAATTAATAATAAAATTACAAAAATGATTACAAAATGATTACAATATGATTATAAAACAATACCATAATTACATCTTAAATTATTTAAAAGTTTTTTTTTATTTAAATACTTATCTAGTAATTGTAGTGTATTATGATCAATTAATTTATTTAATTTTAAGTCATATATAGATTTAGAATAATCATTAGTACAAAATATTAAAAAGTGTCTTATAATTAATAAATGATTATTAATATTAGTATTTATAATTAATCTATTTTTATAATATTTATAATAATCAATAAATATAGTCATTAAAATATTATTTATATTTTTACAACTACAACCTAATCTTATTAACATTAAAATATTTTCATTACTATTATTATATATTACATGAATTAAATTATAATGATATAATGATGATTTTAAACGTTTATATTCTTTAAAACGACTACTATTTAATTTTTTATTCAATATATTTATTATAAACTTATTATTTTCTTTTTTTTTTATATTTTCTAAGAATTTTATATCATGTATATTACACCATGATAAGTAATATAAAAATAATACATTAAAATTTATCTGTAAATTACTATTATTATTATTATTATTATTATTTTCTAAATAATAAGATTTTATAATATTAATTACAATACTATTTAGTGAATTATGAAGTTTTTTACATACATTACTTAAACCTAATAATTTCCTTGTATATTTTTTTTCACAATTATTTAATAAGATATGTAAAAAGATATTTAATAATTTATAGTGTATCATATATTTATATATAAATTATATAATTAATTATATAATTAATATATAAATAAAAAAATAATAAATTTTTATTTTATTTTATTTATATATAAATATATGATAGACTATAAAAAGAAATATCTAAAATATAAAAAAAAATATAATAACGAAATGAAAAAAATTAAAAAAATAAAAGGTGGTGCAAGCATGGGTTTAGGTAGAGGATCTTCTGGAACTGATATAGATGCTCTTGTAAATGATATTAAGATTGAAGAATCTGGTGGAAATATTTTTGCTATTGCTGCAGCTAAAACATTTCATTATATTAGTACAATTTCAGATCCTGAAAGACAACAATTTTATACAAATGTTAAGAGTTTTTTACAAAATACATTATTACCAAGTATAATAGAAGGAATAACATTAAATAGTGTTAATAAGCAATCCATAGAATTATTAACAAGACAAATCCAAACAATAGTCAGTAATATAGATAATGAGTTTCCAAATCTTGTTAGAAATATTGCTAATAAAATTAGTGATTTAGATACAAAAATAGTATTAAAAAGAGATACTGGAGTACCAATTGTAGATAATTTAGTTGCATTTGGTTTAACACGTATTAAATATGCTGAAGGTGAATTATTAGATTTATCTATACCAATACAAAATACAAAATTGGGTAATATTGTAAGTTCTGCAAATTGTAAAGAAGATAGAATAATGCGTGAATTAGGGATTATAATATTTAATCAACCAACTGATACAAAAACACCTAAAAGAATTAATAGATATATATTTCAATCAATTTATTTTGAAGTTGGTATAAATGAAACACCTCAACATATTCCATGGTATGATATTTCTACAAGATTAATGCGTAATGGAAGTTTTAATAGTATTAGAGTAAAAAATAGAACACAATACGATTTTGTTGATAGTTTATTAATAGATCCAAGTAATGCAACACAGCAACAAGATAAATTAGATAATAACGAATTTTCAACAATATATGATAATACAAATGGTTCTCCTGAATATAAGGAAGATACTCCTGATGCTCCATTAGGAGAACTACCATTATTATGTAATCATCAACTAGTGTTAAATAAAATTAATTCTATTAGAGAAACTTTAAGTTTATTATTTACACGGAGACAATCTAATTTTTCTTCTATTAATTTTAATCAAGTTTTAAGAGCAGGAAGTAGTGCGGGAATATTTGTACAAATATTTAATCCAGATATTCATAATGAAATGTATTTTACATCCAGAGGATTAACTAGTAATGATGCACATTATGTAGTAATAGCATTACGAAGTAAAAAAGTGGAAATAGCATATAAAACAGAATTACATGCTTGTATATTAGCCACTATTAATAGGCGACAAGGTGATTTACCTTATATGACTTTAGATAGAAATATAAAAATAATAATAGGTGATATGAATGAAATATTAGATGAAGAAATTAGACATTTATATAGAATTACTCGTTCTATTAGAACTATAGAACATTATTTTTCAGATATATCTCGATTACATGAAATAAATGCAGTATGTGCTACAGTATTAGAAAAAATAACTTATAGTAATTTATTTAATATGTGGAATAATAGAATTGTTCAATATTATGCTCAAAATGAAATTGATTTACAAGCAGAAGTTACTTTAACAAAACCTACTCGTTTTGGAAGTTATGGATGTACATATACTACAGAAAGAATACAATGGGATATTGAACCATTATTAAATGATTGGGAGAGAAACAATTGGGCGGTGAATAATGATACTTTGCAAGATAAATATAATTTTGGTTCAGCAACCGCGTGGCATAATGGTCATGCATTTACTTCAAATCATATTCATAGTGTAAATGATCCTGGTAGACTAATTTTATTAACTGATATTGAGCGCTACCAACTAGTATCAACATTACAATTTGATTTAACTGAACTTGCACAAGCATATGTAAATTTAAATCCAGTACAAAAAATGTTTTATCTTAAACTTATAGGTTTTCAAAACATGGATGTATTATATAATTTTATATCTAATATGCCCAGTGAATATATTAATGAAATATATAATTATACACCATTAATGACTCTTTTTGATAGTATTGTTCGAGAACGAACCGGTATTGAAAGTTTTTTTACTCAACAATTAAGTATTCTTTTAACGGAACGCCAGCGCCAAGCATCTACACCTACCGTAACATATAATCATTCTGCCCAGGCGACACCTTCATATTCTCAACCATCTGATATATTTCAGTCATATGAAAGACCTTCAAGTTATTCTTCTCAAAATGGAACATTAATTGACTCACTTGTACATTATACGGAAAATCCTACACAATATAATAGTTCAGGTCTATTTTATTCAACACCTACAGCACCCGCCCCACAATCTCCACAATATA